AACATAAAAAAAATACTTATAAAAATACTTATAAAAAATACTAAAAATATTAAACTATTCTAAAACTAGAAAATTATTCTTAGAATGATATATCATGTCATTTATTTATCAAGAGATGGCAATTCTTATGAGCCATTCGGAACATTTACTTCATTAAATAAATTTTTTTAAAAATGTGTCTAATTTATTATCTGAAGATAATATTGTGTATGATACTAATACTGATACAAATACTATGTATAATGATGATCCGTTATATTTTGTTTATGAAACTGAATTAGATGTTAATATAACAAAATCAACATCTATTGAACATGTATATAAAATTATTGATAATAAAATTATTAAAATTATTTAGTATTAAATTAATATACATAAGGTACAAATGAATCAAACATTAGGAACATTATTGACTGTTAGTGTAATAGGTACTTCAGTTATCAGTACTGTTGTTTCATCTATTGTAAGCCATTCATATAATACAATATGTTACATGAGTACAAATGCATCTCCTACTTTCTCAGACATAGATGAAGTTATTCAAAAAAATGACTTACATACAAAATTAGAACTATGTCAAAGCTTAATTGATGAATTGAAACACAAACATACATCGACAGTTGTTCTTGATTCAATTAAAACTCTTGACAACATAATGAGCGAAATTCAACTGGACATAAAATGGTTTCATGAACAAAGAAGTGTACAAGAAACATTATATTTTGGCAGTTGGAGATTTAGACGACCAGATTTGTCCAAATTGCTTCAAGATTTACAAATGCGGATTAGCATTCTTAATTTGAGATTCAATGATCTTGTGAAAATTGCATCTGTTCTATAATGTTCATTGTTATCCCCCAAATTGATATGTAATGTTGATCAGTTATTACAAGTTCTTCAATAATCTTATTATATACATAATTTATCTGATCTTTGTTAATAAGACCTTTGTAATACGCATATGCAACATGAGTCCATACTGGATGAAAATCATAATTCACAATCGATTTAAAATTCTCTGTATTAATTGCATCATTATCAATTGTATCTTCATCAACATCAAAAATGCAGTTGTACATGAACAAAACACAATCATTATATTGACCATTACGACGTGCATATATGATAACATTAATTAATGCTTCTTTGGATTCTCCTGTTGAATTATGCAACTCTTTAATAATTGATTTATTTATTGGATAAGAAAACTCTATTACTTCATCTACATAACGATTATGAATATCATCAATATAATCTTTTTGTAAATCATAATATTCATCACTATTCGTGTCTTCTTTCTTTACTTCTTTCTTTAATTCAGTCTTTAATTCCGTCTTTGCTTCTAAGAAATAACTAGATGATAATGCTTGATACTCTGAGTATCTATCATGAGAGTTTGTCTTAAGCATACATACCATTAAATCGAAAAAATCTTCGTTTGCATATCTGCGTATGATGCTATTAATATTAATCCCATTGGTGCCAGATTTTATAGAATAGTTTATTCCATTAAAAATTGTATAAACCCTATTTGTGTTAAGAGCTACAACTTGTACAAGAGCAACAGCTGTAGAATAAATATCTGACTTATAACTTTTCTTATTTGAAGAGATATACTGCTTAGCAACGCTAATGTCAGGAGCAACAGTTGTTGATGTTCCTGTCTGAGTTGTTAAGAATTTCACATTGGGAGAAATTCCATAAAAGTCAGCAAGACCAAAATCAATAAGCTTCATATCCCCATCTTTTGATATCATTATGTTCTCATTTTTTATATCTCCATGCAGAATGCCATAACTATGAACCATTTTTAATATCACTAAAATATTTCTTGTTACATCTTTGAGAGTTTCTGCCTTCAAACGAATATGATTTGTCACTCCTTTTTCAATAACACTGTACATATCATAATCTAGTTGTTCAAGTACAAGATATTGTTTATCTTCATGAAAACATATTCCATGTAATTTAACTATATTTGGTTCATTCTTTAATTTGTTCAAAAACAAGATCTCTTTCCAAAAACTTCGTGTATGGTTTCTGGTCATATTAAACTCTTTTAATATGAAGGATTCATTCGTAGAATAAATTGAACCAGTAATCCCTTTTTGAATCGCATTAAGTCCAGAAAATTCGCTAAATTGATAATGTCGCATCTTCCGGCCGGCCTGCTAGGAATCAATATTCTTCATGAATATTAATTTTTGATCATTTTTATGGGGGGACGTGCCGTCCCCCATAGCCCCCTTGCCGAGGGGACGTGCAGTCCCCCAACCAGAATGTTTCTAAGCGGGGGGCTATGGGGGACAGCTGTCCCCCAACCAGAATGTTTCTAAGCGGGGGGGCTATGGGGGACAGCTGTCCCCCAACCAGAATGTTTCTAAGCAAAGGGGCTATGGGGGACGGCACGTCCCCCACCAAAAAATAAAATAAAAATTGCAAAAAAATAAAAACAAAAGACAAGCAAAGTAATAGTATTTACATATTACAGCATGGCTTCTGTTAGTCATATTAAATTGACGGTTTATCCGAAGAATTTTATATCTCTTTTTAATGAGTTCATAACAACAATGGCTCCTGATCAAGCTCAGGAAGATCTGGATGAGATTAAATCAACTCTATATAAGATGCTTGAAAATCATGGATTTATTGGTAAGTCTTCAGCAAGTGTAGCTAAGAAGACATCTAAAACAAAGAAGGATCCTGATGCACCTCCCTCTCCGCCAACTTCTGGGTGGGCTTTATTTATGAAAACTTTATCTCATAAGTGTAAGATGGCATCAACTCCAGAAAAGACAATAACATGTCCAAAGTCATCATTTAGTTTTGAATGGAACAAGTTGAAAGGTAGTCCACAAGGACTTGAAGTTATTAGCGCATTTAACAGTGCAGTAACTGCTATGAAGGCATCTAAACAACCTGTTGATCAAGAAACTCTTAATGACTTAGCTGAACTTATATCTCTTCCGGAAGAGCGTGCTCCGGAATTTAAGGCAGATTATGATAATTACATAAAGTTTCATAAATATCTTAAAGATCGTAAGGTTATATCTAGTAAGATGCGAGAATTTTGGAATAGTGATTTGAAGAATGCAGATAAGACTGTTCAATCAGCTAATATCGAACAATTTTTCAATACCTATCAAGCAGAATTTGATCAATTCTGTTCTGAACGTACAAGTCAATATAACTCTCATCAAGGCAGTCCTGAGGAATAATAACCTACATAATTATTTTTTTAGTATCTTTGTAGTTATAAATTAATTTACTTTTCTTGAATTTCACTTACACCATAACTTTCTTTAAATGATGATGAAATTGATAATGAACTAACAATTATGTTAACTGAATTCAAAAAACATGGTTTTGTTCCAGAGTTGGCTAAGTGCAATCAAAGATCTGTTGGAAAAATAACAGACATAAATACTAGAGAAAGTAATAAACCCAAAGCAAAAAGACATGCGGATGATGATGATGATGATGATTAATCACATGATTAATGATGATTCGTGTTCTTTAGAAAATGATATAAAAAAATGGAATTATTTATTCCCATATTTATCAGCCAGCAGAATTCAGAAGAAGAATGGTTTTAAGTTTTCCGCGATATATAGTTGATAACCTAAAAAATCGTGAGATTGTTGAGTATCAAGTTCGTGCATTTAAGTCAGAGGCAGAAGCAAGTGCTGTTGTTGGCGGAGTCAGTTTGCTCTTCGCTCTAATTGGATCTTTCAAAAACATTAGAGGATATCGGTTCGCTGGAGGAGTTGCAGGGTTGTCAATTGTTTCTGCATCTATCAATTATATAAGCTACCTACAACTTAAGACGATAAATGAGAACTGAAATAGAGAAATAGAGAAATAGAGAAATAGAGAAATAGAGAAATAGAGTACTTTAGTATTCTTAGTATAACTTTGTCGTGCATGTTTTCAAAGTCAAGTAAAATGATTTAAAAAATTATTATACAAAAAGAATATAAAGATAAAAAGATAAAAAACAAAAAGAATAAAAATGGATATTAACGAGATTAAAAAAAGTATTTCAATCAATCAAATACGCGTAATTAATAAGATAATTAAAGATATGATAACTGATAATACAGTCATGTCAAAGCAATTTACATTTCCTAACAACAATGACATGACAAATTTTTTTATTAGTCTTTTTTAATAACTTATAATGTCTATTACGTCTAATATCCCATTAATGATCAAATTAACTGCTGAAGAATATGATTTTTTTCTATCATTAGATGAAGATGCTCAAAAAGCTTTATTAGATCAAACAATTACTTCTGATATAATTCAGGCATCAATTTCATCACCTGCTTGTCCAATTATATCAGAAGTAATTCTTGTAAAAAGCTTTCTGGATCAAAGTTTATCACAAGATTTATTTCAATATTTATTGGATCATGTTTCTTTTCAAAATTATATCAAAACACGTTTTGGTCAAAACACACGAAAATCATATCGTGTAGATCATGGAACACAATTATATAATTATATTTTTCAATATATCTCTGAAGTTTCTCAACAATACAATCTAGGACAACCATTAGGTTTCTATTTAAATTATTATTCGGATGAAAATGACTATACTCCAAATCATTCTCATCGAGGGACTAATCAATTAGTTCTATCTTTAGGTGGATCTCGAATATTAAATATTGATAAAAAGAATTATCAATTAGAAAATGGAGATTGTATTCTATTTGGTGATCACATTCACGGAGTTCCAAAACAAAAATATAAATGTCAACCACGAATTTCGATTGCTACATTTTATTAAAAGACGACCAAAAAGACGACCAAAAAGACGACCAAAAAGACGACCAAAAAGACGACCAAAAGACGACCAAAAAGACGAACAAACTTTGTGGAACTTTTGTTAAACTTTTAAAATGCCAGAATTTTGGAGACTCATTTTAAATTTGCTTTTTTGGTTACGATCTCTTAAATTTTTGAAAAACAAAAAAATGTGTGCGGACATCAGAAATCCTGACATCAGAAATTTTTCCTGACATGGCTTTTCCAAAGGAAAATTCTTGGAAAAATTTGTCAGGAAAAATTTCTGATGTCAGGATTTTTTTCGCCATCAAAGTTTAACAAAAAAGTTTAACAAAAAGCAAAGACGACCAAAGGACAATAAAAAGTCTAACAAAAGCTAATAAAGCAAACAAAGTGAAGTACATAATATGGGTATTTATTAGGATTCAATACTTTGAAAGTAATCAAGTACCTTAGACATAGGAGAATTAAAGGTATTTTTAAATTTAGTTTGGAAATGCGATCGTTCATAAATGAGATCTGATACATTGAACCACTTGCAGTCACTAATTTCACTAACGTCTTGAATATTAATATTCAATAGATTGGCGTCGACATTAACTACGTATAATTGAGTTTTTTTTGCTTGAATGCGCTTAAAATATTCAGATTTTTCGATTTTTATGCCAGTTTCTTCAAATGTTTCACGAATTGCTGTATCGAGTGTAGATTTCTCATTTTGATTCATATGCCCCTTTGGAGGTCCCCATTTACCACTTTCTCTTCCCTTGACTAGGAGTATACTCTTAGTAGTATTAGTAGTATTAGTAGTATCACTGACTAACAATAAACCAAATGAGTTTTTGTACTTATAATCATTATTAATAATCTTATCAATGGACTTATCAGGGGACGTATCAATGGACTTATCAGGGGACGTATCAATGGACTTATCAGGGGACGTATCAATGGACTTATCAGGGGACGTATCAATTGGAGATGGTGTTCTCCAATTGATAACTACTTCTGAATCTTGAGAATCGAATCCCCATTTAGATGATTTATTTTTTCTGGTTGACAAGGTCATTTTTTTTTCGTTTTATGGGCTTTTTAACGTTAAATATGTTACAAAAAATTTTCAATCATTTTTATTTTTCTAAGGTAAATTCTTTATCCATATGCCTATTCCTGATTGTTTTAGTTGTATTTCAAGATCTTCTAAATTAAAAGATAAAATCTTATTATTAAATAAATTGAATCTTGAGGGACTAGAAAAGGATATGTTATATAGAGTAATTACTATTTGTTCGACAATAGAAAGAAAACATAAAAGATATTCATTATTTTATTCATTAACGATATTATTTACAACAGTTGCGTCAATATTAACAACAACATTTCTTTCATTGAATGAATCTGTTAAACAATATTCTCAGTTATATTGGACTACATTTACATTATCATTATGTGTTAGTATTGTAAATGCACTATCAAGTTTTTACAAATGGGATAGGAAATATTTTTTATTGTTTGAAATATCAAATAAGTTAGAAGCAGAAGTTTGGTCATATATTGAATTAATAGGAACATACAAAAGTAAAGTATCTACTCACAAAGAAAAGTTGAAATTATTCTTATCAAGAATAGAAACTCTTTCAAATACTCTTAACAAGAATTTGTTAAGTCTTGAGGAAAAAGATGATGATAAGAACTTGATTAAACCTACTGTATATTATCCTTCTCATATACAACAACAATCACAATCCCCGAGAGTAGAAATACAGAGTCAACAGAGGAGTCAATTAATTAGAAGTCAACATGATACACCAGAAAAACTTATAAGACCTCTAAGACTTCAAAATCTTAGAGATTCTGTTATTAATATTAATGATAATCACGATAATCACGATAATCACGATAATCATTATAATCATGATTCATTACGAAGAGTAACATACAAAGATACAATAGATACAATAGATGCTATAGATACCACAGATGCTATAGATACTATAGTAGATGATGATAATAATTCTCCTAAATCACAAGATTCAATAATTACAGAAAGAAGGATGTCTGTTTATCCAAGAGAATCAACATTTTAATTATTGCCATTCGAGAATGTAATCATTAGTATGAACACATTTAAACATATCATTACACTCATGATTATTATATTGATTATTATATTGATTACGGGTGTTTTGAGTGTTTTGATCATATTGAGTGCCTTGATCATTATATGTTTTAGTATCAAACACTTTGTATAAATTCTTTAAAATGTTTAAATTCTTTAAATTTGCGTCACTATTCAAATATCCATCAAAAAATCTGTTAACTTCTGATATAATGTTAGACGCTATATCACTATTATCGCTATTATCGCAATTATTATCGCAACTATTAATGATATTTTTTGCAGTATTTAGAGATGTTATAAAAATGTATTTACACAGTACATCAGTAATTGCAAATATTGAGAATAATACTGCAAGTGATACACATTGTGTAAATGCGAGTGCTCCGCATATACTTTGTGCAATCCAATTAACATAAAGAGTCCAATTTACGAATAATATACCAATACTACTACTACTACTACTACTATTATCAGCAGATATTGACAACAATAACGTTTGCAGAGTTAAAAATCTATCTATTGAAATGTATAAACATAACATTGTAAGAAGATTAATAATGATACTTTTAGTAATAGTAAAAGATACACCCAAATGATCTGAAGCAATAGGTAAAGCAATAGGTAAAAGCATTGATGAAAATGCCGTTAAACATGTGATAGCCGTCTTCATATCAGTAGAGCTTCCAAAACATATTGCATTTTGTAAAATAGCAATTGAAATGATTGCTATTGTAATTGCATTCATTGTGTTTTTAGAATTAACAAAAACAAAAGGCCAGAATGAATACACTGATTGCACTAACATATTAAGTTGATGGTCAATATGTTTATTATTTTTTATTTTTTTTATTTTTTAATGCTAACAGTTCTATCAGTTCTATCACAAGCTATCAAAGTATAAATTAATTACATTACAGATTATTATTAAATCATTTATTTTATTTAGTACCTATTGAATATTGTTGCCCAACCAAAAGTTTTATTGCACCTTTTAGCATTGTAATTGCTTGCTTAATGACAAACTTTTGAAGACATCAATTTGGTCTAGTAAATCTTCACCTTTTGTAATTAGAGCATCAAGATGCTGAATTGTACATAATCCCTGTGCGAAGGTGCATTCAACTTTTGCCACATATTGCTTGCACTTATTTTCAAGTTCTGCCCTTTCTGTTTCTGTTTTTGCCTGATCAATTAGAGATGTGGTCACTATTTCTGCTTTACTCTCTGGAGCAAATGTTATGAACATGTTCCCAGTAAAGGAGATTATCATTTGCAGAAAAGGATTAGTTAAATTATAATTAGACTTAACACTAATGTCATAGTATGTAATGTTAGCAAACGCAGATAGTACATTTGTAATTAATCTATGTTGTACAACCCTCTTGGCAATATCAACCTTATTTCCACAAACAATAATTGGACTTGTAGGACATACTGATTGGAAATCGCTTATCCAATGTCCTACATTAGCGAATGTATTTTTTGCTGTTACATCAAACATTACAATAGCGAAATCTGCGTTTGCATAATAGTCTTTCCCGAGACCATAAAACTTTTCTTGACCGGCACAATCCCAAATATTAAATATTACATCTTTTGGCTTACTTTCAGGGAAAGATAAATATTTGAAGTGCAATTGTTGCACAGAGCATCCCAATGTAGCTGTGTATTTTGGATTAAACTGTCCTGTAATGTGTCTGTTTATGTATGTTGTTTTACCAACACCACCATCTCCAATGATGACAACTTTGAAGTGTGTTTTTTCATTAAACGCACAAGGCGTAGAAGAAGAAACAGTTTCTGATGACATTATTGGATTTTTATGGGTTTTGGTTTGCAATAAACTGACTCTTTGAAAATTTTTAATCATTTTTTTAGTTATTTTTTGTACAAAGCAAACCGGAGTAAATTCTTCTTAAGTTATAATTAATTGATGATCAATTAATCAATTAATCGATAAGTGTGTTCACAAAATCTGATAACATCAGATTGATTTGATAATACCCAATTATCTTTATCATTTTTAATTGTATCTAGAAGATTATAGTGATTATAGTTACCATAGGTAATTTCATATATATAATATTGATTATCAGTATCTACGATACCAACTTTGGTTCCAATTAGAGATGGAATAAATACGAATGGTATAGCGAGTTCAACATTAGGACTGAAATAATACGATAATGGTACTTGTAATTGACTCATATGTTTTTATTCTTTTATTCTTTTATTCTTTTATTCTTTTATTCTTTTATTCTTTTATTTATTATATTCTTTTATTTATTATATTATTTTTCATATATCATTTCTTTATCATTTATTATATTTATATTACAAGAAATTAGGATCTTTAAGAGTTCTTTGTAAATTCCACACATTACTTGGAGGTAAACAATATGTCGCTGGGTTGATGACCATAGTATCAAACTGTTTTTCCCATAAGTTAGTAATTTGTGGAGGTTTATAAACGTCAGCTAGAGAGTCAAACTGAGGATTATCAGTATGTCTATATAGTCTTTGCATTGATGCATTAAATGGATTTTGTTGTTCTACCATTTTAATTCTTTTCAAGTTATCTAAAACGTTAAGTGAATAAGAATGATAATTAATTAATGTAGAATATTCTTCGGGTCGTAATTTCTGTCTATTTACCTTTAGATATGAAATATTTGCGAGTATGTTACCTCTTAATGCATCAATTTCTTCGATTTTAAGTGCAAATGACGACATATTTAGTTTTTATTGACTAAGAGATAGAGTTAGTATATTAATTAGTGTAGAATTTATGAAAAGTATTCTACACTAATTAATGTTGTCTAAAGTCTGCTAGGAGACAGAATGTCCCAAGCATGTTCCTTGGCAAGGGGGTTATGGGGGACAGCATGTCCCCCACACTATGGATTTATATCTCTGACAAGCCTAATAAATTCGCTAATCATTAGTGTTCTCATATTAGCATCATTAATATCGTTATCGACAAGTTGAGCTAAATATGCTAATTTTTTATAATTATCTGATCCACGTAAATTTAAATTAAATTTACTGAAGAAAAAATTATATTGATAATCATCTAATATTATTCTGTGTATTTTTAATATGTAATCATAATTATTGTCTTTGATCTTATCAAGTTCATCTCCAACATATTCATAATATGATTTAATAGATGTCGCTATTGAATTCCATGTTAGAGTTTCATCTTTTGGAACATGTCTTTTTCCGATGTAGTTTTTGTATTTATCTTTAAATTCGTTTACTAATGTGTCAGAGAAAGGAGTACGTGTATATGGATTAATACCATTATTATTTGGATTAATCATTTCAGATAGTTCTTCTAAAGTGTAACAATTATTAAACTCATCTTTTATGATGCGATCAATGTTAATATCATCGAAACTATCACCAAGTAAGTTTTCTGGATTATTACAAAAACCACTTGGAGGTTTTTTATTTTCTGGAACGTTGTTCAGCATGATTTCGTATTTTTCGTAATCATCATTAAGAAAAGTACATATGTCAGATTTATTCATATTACGAACATTTACTCCATTAATAATTTCAATACCACTATTAATAAGTATATATTGTAATTCTTTTTCACATAAAGAGGTATCAGAGTATTGGCAATAATAACCATCTACCGTTTTCCTATCAGGATGTTTCCCATTTTTATAAATACCTTTATTATTAAGTTTTATACTTACTTTTGAGCATCTATCATCATATTTTCCATATATCCACATACCATCATATATAATATCACCATTACTATTATACATTATTCCGTAACCATTCCTCCTACCTTTTGACCACGATCCTTCATAAACATGTCCATCCGCCCACGTATATGTACCTTGACCTGATCTCGCTTCACGGTCAAATGACCCTTCATAAATATCTCCGGTTGCATATTGAATTTTACCTTGTAATCTCATACCATTTAACCATGATCCTTCATAAATATCACCATTCGAATATTGCATATTACCTTGTCCTGATCTCGTATCATTTAACCACGATCCTTCATAAATATCTCCATGTGGCCATTTTTGTGTACCTTGACCTGATCTTTTACCATTTAACCACGATCCTTCATAACTTGTTCCATCAACAAATTTCATTGTACCTTGTCCTGATATTTTATTGTCCACCCACGATCCTTCATAAGTGTCTCCGTTTGCATATTGCATTTTACCGTATCCTGATTGTTCATCGTTCATCCAAGATCCTTCATAAGTGTTTCCGTTTGCATATTGCATTTTACCTAATCCTGATTGTTCATCGTCCACCCAAGATCCTTCATAAGTGTCTCCATTTATATATTGCATTTTACCTTCAAATAATCTTCCATGATTAAAATCTCCAATAAAAATTTTACCATAAGTGTAAGTTAATTTTCCTGATCCATGTGGTCTATTATTTTGATCAATTTGTCCATCATATTTTAAACCACCAATAGGTAAGATTACTTGCTGTTGAGGAGCTACTGAAGGCTTTTGAGGAGCTACTGAAGGCTGTTGAGGAGCTACTGAAGGCTGTTGAGGAGCTACTGAAGGCTGTTGAGAAGATACTGAAGGCTGTTGAGAAGATACTGAAGGCTGTTGAGAAGATACTGAAGGCTGTTGAGGAGCTACTGGAGACTGTTGAGATTCAAGATTAGTAAGAATTTCACAGAATTTGTAATAATCTGCTCTTAATCTACAATTGTTAATATCATTTTGTAAGTTCATTATACCATGACTATTGAGTTGAACTGTCGTAAAGACATTCGGAATGTTTAATCCAGCTTGCGAATATGATTTTCCTAAGCAAGCATTATTTAATCTTACTCTAAGATCCATACTTATAATTCTAATAGTATACTATTATACGAATATAATACAATAATACAATAATACAATAATACAATAATACAATAATACAATTAAAAATTTCTTTTAGTGTGTAATTTATTAAAACTATTCTACACTAATTAATATACACACAAAAGTAAGCAAAGTAAATTATGACTTCGTTTGATTTCACTTCATTGATTAAGTACCTACTAGAAGGTTTAGCCGTGGCACTTGCTATGTATTTGGTTCAAAAAAAGCGCACAGATATTAAAGAATTGATCATAATTGCTCTTACTGCATCTGCAACATTTGCGGTGTTAGACCAATTTAGTCCATACACATCTTCTGGAGCGAGACAGGGATCAGGTATTGGCATTGGTGCATCGGTAGTCTCTGGAGGCTCAGGAGATATAATGGGAGGTTATAATATTGAAGGGTTTGATGATGATTCTGAGGAAGGATTTGACGCGGTTCAGAACGTTTCTAATAATCTCCAGAAAGCAATTCCAGCTGGCATTTGTGCATTAAATGGAACAGCATGTGCATATAGTCCATCTGCTACACAAGAAGAAAAGCATCATTATGTTTGCACAATGCAGAATGGACAATGCAATGCATCTAAAGCATGTGCAAAGTCAAGTGGTACATGTATGTTAGCTCAAGGTGTCCAACCAACAGATGTTAGTGGACGATCGTGTGTGCCGATCAACGACTGTCAACTTAGATCTTCTACTGAACCAGAAGGATTTTCTTTCTAATGGGGGACGTGCTGGGGGACATGCTGTCCCCATAGCCCCCTTGCCAAGGAACATTCTGGAAACGTGCCTTCCCATAGCCCCCTTGCTGAGCAACGTACTGGAAACGTGCCTTCCCATAGCCCTTTGCCGAAAGGATATAAAAAATATAACACATATTATTTTTATAAGACCATAAATAGAAAATAGATGTTATACATTTATTATGAAAACAATATATATGTGTATATTGTTGAGAATTTGAAGAAACAGATAATTAATTATGGAATAAATGTTGAAATTACGAGAACAATATCAGAAAATAATATTAGTGATCTATATGTGATATTTGGAATGCATGATTTTCACAGCCCAATTGTTTCGAGAAATTATATTGTGTATCAACTAGAACAATCTTCAGGAAATCCTGAGAGTAATTATTTTAATGAGAAATATATTGATTTTATGAAAAAAGCAAGATCTGTGTGGGATTATTCACTTGTTAATTATCAATATCTTGAAACATTAGGAATAAGGGCAGAATATAAGCCAATATATCCTCTTTATGATAGAAGAGAAGAGACAAATGCCGATAATCATACCAACAAAGAAGAGAAAAGTAGTGATTTCATATTTGTCGGCATTATGAATGAACGCCGTAACAAAATTATTAATATATTGAAAGATAAAGGTTATTCTGTATTGTTACCTACTGGATTATATGGAGATGAATTTGCTAGAGCTTTAAGATCAAGCAAATTTGCATTAAACATTCATTATTTCAAAGAGAGTATCCTTGAAACTGTACGATTATCAACAATGTTAGAATATGGATGTAAAATAATATCAGAAGTGAGTGTGGATCCAATACTTGATGCGGATTATTCACAGTATACGGATAATGTGTTTATGACAACGTATGATGAGTATGTTGATAAATGTGTTTCTCTAATTGAAAATACTAGTGCTCATAGTGCTCATCATAGTACTATGAGCACTATGAGTGCTCTGAATAATAAAAAGACGGATTATGAATCATCCCTTAGACGATATGATTATTTATTTAGTGGAGAAATAAAAGAAGAGGATATTCCTTTTGTTGTTGAATGTAAGAAAGACACAATTAATGGATCATTATCATTATTTGTTCCTGTTATACAAGATAGTGATTTACCTAAAGTTAGTATAGTAACACCTACATATAACAGATCTAATATATTTCCTTTTGCCGTGAATAATTTTAGAGCAATTGCATATCCAAAAAATAAGATAGAATGGATAATAGTGAATGATTCATCTGAAGAAGAGATGAAAAAGTATAAGATACCAAAAGAATCAAATATAGCACATTATAAGTTAAAAACTACGGGACCATTAACCATAGGTCATAAGAGAAATTTTGGTATTGAACGCTCATCAGGTGAATATATTGTATTTATGGATGACGATGATTATTATTACCCAGATTCTGTTTATAATAGAATAGCATTAATGTTATATTACAAAAAACCGTGTATTGGGACGACCAAACTTGATATTCATGATATAGTGAATAATAAATCAGCACGAATTAATCGAGAGTTATTTTCAGAAGCATCTCTTGCATTTAAGAGAACATTTTGGAATGAGAAACATTTTAATGAGAATTTCCATAATCTTGGAGAAGGTTATGATTTTTGTCTTGGTAGAAAGAATAAGATAATAGATATGCCATCAGCTTTTAATATTATTGCCATGACACACAAGAATAATTTTACTGGTTCAGGAAGAAGTCTAAGTCATAATAATAATAATAGCCATAATAGTAATAATAGTCAAAGTTTGTTGAGTATATTACCAAAGGATGTTATTAAATTGATTAAAGGTCTCTTTAAGTAATAATAGAATAACCTAATAATCTAATAACAGCATGTTTTTTTTCCAGATTTTACAGCAGAACCATTGATATGAACAATTGCATTTCCGATGGATCCGATAGATCCGACAAAACTACCAGCACCGAAAAGATTTCTTCCTGATTCTTTATCGAAGTATTCTATTAGGCCGTGTGTATTTGATCCTCGTTTTATGATAATATTATCGAAAGATCTGTTTATATTCCCAGAAATGTCACGAACTACACTCAGTTCATAAAAAAGCATATCATTTTCTGTGGCATATTTTTCACCATATTCTCTTGGGACTTCTCTTCTAAGATCTGATTTATTTGCGATTAGAACTTTAACAAGATGTGTATCGATTGTTCCACAATTTTGTAGAAATTCATCATACCATGAAGGAATTGAACTAAATGTGTTCATATTTGAAACATCATACACTAGAATAAGAATGTTAATTCCTTTGTAATAAGATCTTATTATAGCTTTGAATCTTTCTTGACCAGCAGTGTCCCAGAAGTATGCTTTCAATTCTTTTATATTTTGATTATTATTTTGATTATTATTGTGATTATTATGTAACTCTTGTAAAAGAGGATTGTTTGACTCGATTTTTTTGATTTTAAAGTCTATTCCGACAGTAGGAGAATTATTTGTGTCCATAGGCAGACCATTACTACAATAATGATGTATTAATGATGATTTACCAACACTACTGTCGCCTAACAGTACTGCTTTTATTTGATATGACGACATTATACTCTATCTTATATACTTATATATACTTATAAGTATATAAGTATTTTAAAGTTATTGATTATACCTTAAATTAATGGTACTGAATTTGTTCAAACACTAAATGCTCAAAATTCAGTTGTTCAATCTGAAAATGTTACTGGAACATTAACTGCTCAAACTATCTCAGTCATAGGTAACGAAACAGTTCGAGGAAATTTAACTATTAATAGTGATTTAGAAGTCGATGGACAAGTAGATATAAATAAATTTACTACAACCCCAATTGATATTTCACCAATTAATTTAAACTTTACCACATATAGAACACCATATACTACACAAAGTGCAACAATTAGTTCACAATTTAATGATAGTTGTGCAATTGGTAATATGGTTAATCTTAATTGTGCATTTTACATAGATAATATTCATAATAATTATGATGGAACAGACAATTATAACAAATTCATTAATTGTATATGATGCAATATTTTTTAATGTTCTATTTATCTCCAGAC